ATAACCTCAGCCTGGAACTCGAGTGCTGGTGGAACAACTAACTGCTCTGCCTTGAGGCGAATACGCTTACCGTTGTTGTCGATAGCGCCACGGATTTGAATCAACATCTGTTCAACAGAAGTTTGGCTCAAAGAAGCAGCTGTAGACAATTGGTTAGAGTAAGTCTGACCGTTGGCGATTGGGTGAGCTGTGTTGATCAATGTTACGCCATCACCACCGACATAGCCGGATGTGAATGCGAAGTTGAGCAAGTTTGCGCACAATGTTTCTTTGGTTTCAATCATTGACTGAGCGAGGTGCTTAGCAAATGTTGAGCCGATACGGATGTGATCGCCGTCTTCCATCAAAACCTTAGTCAAGGCGTATGCCAAGCCATAGATTTGGTAGATGAAACGGGTGATGTACAAAGTACCACCTTGATCGTAGCTAACTGGAGTGCCGTCAGGCATTGCAGGAGCTGCGTTCATACCAAATAACATTACTTCTTCATGGTAGTTACGTGGGATACCCTGGATCTGCTCTACAAAGCCTTTCCATTCGTCTGCACGTTGTTCATATACACCATCAAAGACTTCGTTGATAATCGGTTCGACTACCGCACGAAAGTCGGTACTACGCATTGGGGTTGCCATTGCTTATTCCTTTCGTTGTTAATTAAACCGAGACCTTAGGGGCCAAGAAGGTATTGTTAGCGATCTGGACTTGAACAATGGTGTAAGCGTCACCCCAGTTATTCAATTCGCCAGCTGGATATGCTACTTCACGACCAAGACCAACTACACGTACTTGACCTTGTGCACCAGAAGCTACAGCAGAAGCTGCCAAAGCTGTGGTAGAGAAGCCAGCACCGCCTGTACCGATTACATAACCATCAGCGGTTGTGTAGCCAGCAGTAGCAGAGAAGTTGTACTCAGAGCCGATAGCTGCAGAAGTTACTGAACCAGCAGCTTGAGCTTCGTATACTAATGATGGGTCTTGGAAGATCCAAAATACGATAGAAGTAGCAGCGTCCAAAGTAGCTTTAGAAGCGTTTTTGCCTAATGTACGACGACCTTCAGCGGTTGTATATTCTACACCGTCAAATACACCGTATACTGGGCTTGTTGCCGCTGCAGTAGCAGCGATTGTTAATTGGCCGGAAGATGTGATCCCAACTGGTTGATACTGGTAGAAAGACTGACCAGCGCTCAAAGAGTAAGGAGCAGTGTATGACACACCAGTTACATAGCTGTTTGTACCAGCAAATGGAACAGAGCGGTCAAGACCGCTTGGGTGATACACAGGCTTCAGACCAAAGGGACGAAATGTTGTGGACATTTAGTTTATTTCCTTTGTTTTATTTTTGAAGAATGTTATTGGAAACGAACATTTTTATTATTCGCTTTTGCGGTATCCTTTTCCATTTCCAAAAGACCACCCTCAAGAACTGAACGTCCACCTTTATTTCCCTGTGCTGTATCGCGAACTTGCGCAGTGATATTACGTTGGTGTTCAAGCGGATCCTCCAGGTGGAGCATACGCATTACTTCTTGATAGATGTCCTCAGGTAACTTGAAGAGTACCATTTCGTTACAACTAACACAGCCTTCAAACTTGCCCGAGCTCATTTTGCCTAGTCCTTCAAAGCCTTTGCCTAATTCGCTAGCTTTAACTGGCTCATAACCCAATGCCATACGTTTGTCGATACTGTCGTAAGTATTGGTTGTTGACAACCAACACAAGTGCATCCCGGGAATGATCCCCGCGGGAAGATCGGGCAACGCACTATTTGCCCACTTGTCTCTAAACGCATCAAGGCGTTCACGACGTGCAATACTGTCTTCATCAACGTTGCTAGAACGTTCGATTACTTCTTGGACTCGATCGGCGATGCGATCATCTAAGTCACGTTTGATTCTTGGATTTGCCATTTTAATTAACCTTTATTCTGTCTATCGTACGCTTGATAAGCGCGGATCATTTTGTTTCGTTTAGCTACATCGTCCCACGCGCCAGCGTCTTTAATTGCTTGAACACGGTCACGACTTAACATGACGGTTCCTGGCTTTGCTACTGCTGAGTTGGTTGCTCGGGTAGAGGAGGTTGGACCTGCTCTACGGTTTGCCGAGTTACCCTTAGCTGTGTAGCGGTGTGGTAAACGTGCCTGTAAACGATTATCTAACTCATCCCAGTATTCTGGATCTGCTGCATCCCAGCCTTCTGCGGCGAGTTCTTGGTCAACTACTTTGGCAATTCTACTATCTGTATCACGAGCCTGCGGATCATACCAAGAGTTCTTCTTTAACCATTGGGTAGCATTTTGTTGTACTTCAGTTGCTACTGGGTTAGGAACGTTCTGCTTTGGTGAGCTCGCAGTCTCGAGCTGTTGTTTCTTATAATGCTGCATTTGCTTCAGACGCTCTTTTGCATCTGTAAGCTGCTCAAGGTATTCCATTTGAGCTGCAACATCGTTGTTTTGCGCTGCTTCAATCATACGCATTTTGGCGTATTCGACACGGGTGGCTTCATCTTCCACTGCCTTGTCCAACTGAGCCATTTGGAAGGAAGATGCTGTGCTCTCTACTGCAGCCAGACGTCTTGCCAATTCCTCATTGCGTTTTTCAAGCGCGCTAATCTTGTGTTTAGCGGACGCTTCACGCTGCTTTTGAAGTTCTTTCTTTAGCTTGCGTTCTTCGCGACGGGCTTCACGGATACGTTCACGTTCGTCTTCTGATTCACCATCGTCAGACTCTTCGTTGTTGTCCTGGTTGTCATCTTCTGAATCAACCGAGCCGCCTTCTGCTTTTTCTTCTGTTTCTTCACCTTCCTCAATTTCGAGGAGGTCTTCCGGATGGTCTTCAAGACCCACCAAGGCACTGCCATCTTCCCGTTCTTTTACGGGGATGTCTTTTTCATTATCTGCCATACGTACTTTCTACAAAGTTAATCAATAAACGCTTTCATCTTCTGCGCATATTCAAACGACTTAATGCGTGAGATGATTTCACGGGCCTGGAGAGTAATGAACACCACTGGTGCTCCGTCGTCATCAGGATTCACAACAAAACGATCGCCACCGTATTTAATGGTGCGAACCAAGTCGCCAACTTTACACCATGGGCCTTCGCGCCAATCGGTCAAGTCTTCGTCTAGGTTTTTGTAAGCCAAGGGTCCAAGCTGGACTACCTTTGCTACAGTTTCGTTGAACCGCAACGTTTGTCTGGTTTCATCAACTAAAATGATTCCACCTTTGCTGGTTGACTTTTCGCGTCTTAGTTGGACTAATACACGATCTCCAGCTACTTCAATACCGGTGTCGATTGCAGGAAAACATTCTTCCTCTGATCGTAAATCCGGCTCGTCATTTCCTTTTAAATCAAACACTATTCAGTGCTCCTTTAGGCTATTCAGCCTGGTCATCCTCCGTTAAGAGGTCATTAATAATATCAAGAGCTTGCAATAAGCCCTCATGCCTACCCACCAAGCGACGATAGTCGTCAAATGTGTGGATATTGACGCCAGCTGTAATAGCCTGACTCAATTCGTCGCCAGCTTCTTTCAAGCGGCCAATTAATTCTGAGATTGGGTCCTTCATATTTATACTAATGCAAAACTATGAAGGTTCCCGCCCCAACTATTAATAAAAGTTTCCGCCGCCGATGTCTTTGAGGTTCTTATCTGGACCTACTTTGCTATCTTTAGCCATCTTTGCTTGCTTCGCGCCAATTTTCCAATTGTTATTGCGCTTAGAACCGGACGCGCCGGAATCTAGGTTCTTATCTTCTGGACCGCCACCTGAGGACAGCTTGCCTGTCTCTTGGTAAGTTTGGCGGAAACCTTTTAAGTTATCACTCATTGTGCTTCTCCTGTTGGGGGTGTGGTGGGTGCTGCTTCTTGTGGTGCTTGTTGAGCAGCTGCTGCCTGTTGTGCGGCCTGTTGCTCTAGTTGTTGCTGATGTTGTTGATCAGCCAATGCTGCTTGGTTCTGAGACTGCACATCGTTACGTACTTTGTCTGCAGTTGCCCTAAACGCTTCTTGCTGGATTGCTAAACCATGTTGACGGATGTCTTGCTCGGCTGCCATTGTTGCTTCGATAGCTGAGAGGTTTTGCTCATGCTCTAACTGAGCCTGTTGTTGATCCATCTGGGCACCGGCGTTGATCATAGCAACACGCTCTTTAGCAGAGTTGTTGATATTTGCCAAGGCAATGTTTGTAGCGTTCTTCTGGCTGTCGATTTCAGACTGGGTCTGATACTTAGCTGCCAACTCTTCAACTTGCTGCTGTAACTGAGCAACTTTGAGTTGATACTCTTGCTGAGCTTTTTGTGTCTCAGCTTGCATCTTAGCTTGGAACTCTTTAGCTTTACGCTCTGTCTCAGCCATTTGGGTCTTGAGGAACACAGCCGCTGTTGGGTCAGCCATTGCAGCATTTTGCTGTTGTTGCTGTTGAGCTTGTTGTACCTTCTGAGCCAGTGCTTGAACTTGCTGAACAAACGGTCCAAGTTGTTGCTGTGTGTCGTCGTTAACCAACTGTGACGCCAGAGCAAGAGCTTGCTGCGCTGCTTGAGTCATTGGTTTTTCTTCGTGCAACTTGAATGCGTCTTTGCCGTCGTCTGATGCCTGAGCTACATAACCACGCATAGATTGCAAGTAGTGCAATGTTAAATGCTGCTTGATATGCTGGAGAGCCTGCGGTGCGAATGTTGGCCCAATAACTGGGTTGCCACCGTACGCTGGGTTGTTTGCGTACTCCAAGTGAATCTTGATGTGCGCTAAGTGGTCTTGGTCTGGGTATGCTGCAGCAGCACGGCCCATAGTCATAGAAACGTTTTCTAGCGCTGGGTTAGATTCTTTAGCACCTAATGGGTTCGGTAGCACTTCTTCGATCGCTGGAATCTTTAACTGATCTAACACGCGGCGGTATACTGCGCGGATGTCGAACATACCAGGAGGCGCAGAGGTAGCCATTTGTAACAGGGCTTGGTTCTGTGCAACACGCTGAGTTTCAGAGAAGATGTTAGGGTCTGATACTGGGCGCACATCGTTGTTGTACGCAAAGTCGCGCACTTGAATTTCAGTGCCGGACTCATTGTCCATTTCGGACAGGTACCAGTGGTTCAGACGGGAAATAATTGCAAGCGATTTAGCCTGGCTGCGGTGCAGACGTGCGTGGATGCTTGAGAATACTTTAGCGCCTTGCTCAATCAGAGCTTGCGTTGTACCAACTGGAGCATTGGAGTTAATATCACCAATCTTCTCTTCAGCAGTTGTAACAACACCTTTAGCTGCGTTTGTCAACCAACCTAGCAAGTCG